ATAAGGTAAATTATTAACTATTCGTCTCCAAACCTCCGTCGTTATCTCTTCATTTGATTTTGAAAATATAGATCCTGTAGACTCAATCTTACTAGAACTATTAGTTCCTAATTTATATTTCCATAATGATTCTGCCTGATTTCCATTGGATAATGTCCATCCCATAGATTGTGCCACTTCATATAATTGATCTCTTTGAAGTCCTAATTGAGGGTGTTCTTCTGGATAATACATTTCCGATAATTTATCTGTATATGAATAGATAATATCAAAATGATGTCCTATCATGTCAACAAATAACTCATACTGAGAATTATTTGTATCAGTTCGAACATGTTCTGGAATTGTTTTATTTAATGCATTTGGATTTTCTTGATCATATAAAGATGCAGTTGCAATTAAATTATCATACCAAGCTTGTGATAATGAATGTGATGTATGATAAACATGTGTTTCACTTCCAGATATAAATTTTGGATATGATGTTATCTCATATCGTTGTGCACCTATATATCCTCCTTGTAAAGAATTTTCATTTTTTGTATAATCAATATCAGAGTCATAAAAAGATTGATGAGAATAATTACTTGATGTAGGTGAAGAATATAACCATTTTTCAAACCCATCGAAAGAACTAATTATACTATCTCTTCTGATTTCATTAGTTGATACTGAACTTTGAAATGTATCTGCATCCGTCCCTGAAGCTCCATTTAGGGTATCAATATTTGCATTATAAAATTCTATCAATTGAAGTTTATATTTAAAATTAGCTAAACGTTCTTCTGCAGAAGAAAAATGAACAAATTTCTGAAATCCGGAATAATCCAATCCTACTTGTGAATCTGCATATGAACTACTAAAAATTGAATCTATTAATTTTTGTGAGGTTGAAAGATTATTTCCTAAAATATCATTCCATGCCTTAAAATCTGTTTCTGTAATAGTTCCTAGATCTGCATTTACGTCAAAATTCGGTCCTTGTAATCTAAATAAATTCTCAATATCTGAAAATTGAAAAGTTATATCATCTGAAACAGATTCTGCTGCTTCATATACTAACCAACATGTATCTTCTGCTTTAATTGATTCATCTAATGGCTTTAATAATTTAAAATAAAAAGAACCACCCCATTCATCTTGATTAAGTATATATGCAGTTTTATTATCTCCAAAATTAAGAGCAACATCGCCTTCCATTGGACCAACTATTGCAAGAATTATTATAAAAGTTAACCCAGGCTTCCCAGTCCCTTCTACCGTAAGTCCAGGTTGATTAAATACTAAATTTTCCATCAATTCTGCTGATGATAATTCATACCTACATTTTATTTCTGTACGATCTGGTGATATTTCTTCAACTACTATATGTTGACGAGTCCTGTCTCCAATTATATTTGCAAAATGATTTGTAACAATATGATAATCTCCAGTCGGAACTTCAGAATTTTTAACTATTTGAGAATAATCTAATGCAAGACGTGTATTTGATATTTTTTCTTTACCGTTAGCTAAAACTTGCGCTTCAGATCCAATTACTTGATAGGCAAGATCATATATAGATGATATAAGTTTATTATCTTCTACTTTTACATATATATGAGCTTCTGGACTTAACCTTATGCTATCAAAATTCACTCCTCCAATATTTGCCGGACCTGTTCGAATATTTTCTAGTTCGATTTTTGAAGAATCGATAGTGTCCCATTTATTAGCTAACACTTCTCCATTAACTGAAATAATTTCTTCTTTATTTATAAATTTATCTAAAGACACAATATTCTCCTATTATTAAACACCTGCATATCTATCTGATTTATTAATTCCATATAAATTTTCTGTAGTATTTGCTTTTATAGCATTTAATACCCATTGTGGAAAACGTATTCTCCAATCTCTATCGCCTGTTGCCCCATCATCTGCTCTTTCTAACTGTTTTGAATATTCTCTAACAGTTTTGTAAAACTGACTATAATATACTGCTGCTAATCTATCAACTAACTCTAATGCTGAAGAAGCTCCAATACTAGTATTAGTAATCGAAGCTGTTATTGAAGCTGCTTCTTGATCAATTTCTTGCCATTCTTCATACAGGTCATCATTTCTTGTTATAAACTCAGCTATCGCATCCGTTATTAACGATGCATCATATAATGCGGAAGCATTTCTAGTAGCTGCATCGCCTCTCCATGCATCAATATCATTTAATAATTTAAAAAACTTACTCCATAACGCTTGAGCTTTTATATCTAATTCTTCCATTCTAAATGCCGGTACTGATTCATTTGTTAATTGAGATGTACTACCACCTCCTATTATACTAGTATTAGTAATATATGGTATATCCAAAGCAACTCCGATTGACATATATTCTAATAATTTTGTAAAATCACGATCAAACAATGTCGGTGGAGCTTTATAATTTATAGATGAAAATCCAGATTGGCCACTACCATAATCAAAATTACCTATATTCATAACATTAGAACTACCATTATGATAAAATTCGGACAACGTCGATTGTGCAAGAGCAGAATCAACATAACTAGCAACTGGATGCCAATCGGATTGAATGCTATACCTAGATATCCATGCACGCATTTGATCATATTCAAGTTCTGTCAATGGAGCTATTTTATTATGAATAAATGGAGCATATGGAAAGCATGCTCCATAACCATTATGTTCTTTTGTGTAATCCAAACGTCCTGTTGTCCCAGATGCTTTATAATGTGCATATGGACTATTCATATCTAAATCAGGTAAATGCACAGGAGTCCATGGACACCATTGATAATATATAGCAAATGCTCCTAGTTGATAAGACTTTTTCATATATAAGAAATTCTGGTATGATGTACTTTTCCAGGCCGATTCAATTTCACCATGAGTTAAATGCCACCATTTTTTTCGAGCCATATTCACTGCCTTAAACATATTTCGATGTGTTCTAGTTTTACCATCTTCATTTCTAACTTCCCAAGCTGCACCATTTGTAATATGCCACATTCGTTGTAATTGATTTTTATGATCTGTTATTCTATCGACAGCGGCCCGAGGAATGGGCATTGTAACATTATAATCTCTATTAGCTACTTCACCACGATTTGACCAAACATCTTCATATACTGCTTGTGCCAATGCTTGCCAATCCGGAGCAATATATCCTAAATCAGTATCTAACTGATTCATTTGTTGTAGAAGTTCATTTGAGTTATATAAAGATCCTCCGTTTTGATAATATTTAATAGATCCACGTGGTTCATAATCCGCTAATAACTCATTGTCGAATATATTACCTCCGTTAGTTGCTGCAAAATAATCTTCATATTCGCCACCGCCATAATTTCTATATGTGATATGAGGAAATCTAGACCATGCTTTATTTTGAATTTTTCCATCATTGGCTACATTGTAATAACGGTTATCACCGTTTGCATCTTTTTTAATCGTAACTCCGCCGGCCATAATTTCCATAGCATCGGCATTCACTAATAAATTAAATAATCCTCTTGGACCATATCTTCCTTGTCCGGCAACATACGATGATATATCAATTTCATTTAATGTAGCATAATTAAAACCCATACCAGCAAACTTTCTCCAAGTTCCTAAGATCATTATTCTACTAGTTTGAGTCATGTCATCTAATGCTATTATATCTCTTTCTTCATCGGTTGCACCGGATGTTGCAGATGTATTGTTGGCTATTATACTAGAGACGTACGTATCACCTTTTGGTATCCATGCACCAATTACCAACTTTCCTTCGTATGTTTCTCGATATTTTTCATCTGATGTTTGATCTAAAAATACAGTTTCATCATATATTGCAGCTCCTGTTTCAGAATCTTGATCAATAACATATTCTCCTGGATCTCGTCTAAATCTTCCTTTGATCTTATATTCAACACCTTTACGTACTGCAAAATTCCATTCGCCTACTCTAGAAGTTAAAACTCTAGCCGCATACTCTTCATACGGATTTTTTTGAGATACTGTTTCAGCTCCGGAGTTAGATATCGACGAATATAGCCCATCAAAATTCAAATCAAACTCTTTATAATCAGATGGCTTTGCTAACAATATATCTCTATATGTTTGTTGATTTTCAAACAATAAAACTTCTAACGTTTTATAATTTGGTATTACAAATGCTTTACCATATTTTATTAAAAATATAGTGAATATTTGGTCTAATGGTGGTTGATCTGTACCTCTTCTAAAAGGTCCTGTTTGTAGATATGCATTATGTACATCAACACCTTCGATTGATTGTAAAGACACAAATTTAATTTTGTTATCTGTTGCTAAAGAAGGTATAACTGCTCCATCTACGATAGGCTTTTTAAAGTGAGTTAATCTATCATTTAAATTTGCTCTATATTCTGCAGTTGGACTTAATGTAACAAAATCTTTAGTTACTATTTGAATATCATCTGTATTCATTTCAATCAATAAATGATCGTTTACAGTCCTTTTTACTTTATTAGTCTTTGTAGGATCAAAACTTGTACCTAAACCTGCTGCCGTACTATATGGAGGATTTTTATCTGCCATCTTATTTCACCACTTTAAAATAGAAGTCGTCAAATGTTTGTGTATCATTTGTTCTTCTACATGTTAACTTTATTTTATAATATCTTTCAGGCAGAAAGCTATCCATTCTTAAATCAAAGAAACTACTATCTACATCATAACTTATTTTTGTCATAGAATCACCCCATTCTGTTTCATCTTTTAGTATTACATGATCAGTAACTGAATCAATTATTTCATATGAACTTGATATTGGTAGATGATCATTTGTTATATAAAATGACGATGTTTGATATGCTTTGGTTGGAAATTCTGGACGAACTCCTATTCTAAATCTTGTAGTTTCTGATGTTCTATATTCTGGTTTTATATTTTTAAAATACGGAACATATGTGTTAGATGATATAGCATTTAATGTGCCTGATGTAGAACTATCATCATATTCATATGATAGTCTTGGAATGAATATTGTATGAGACTCTCTTCCAAAATATTTTATTGAACCAAAATTTTCTTGAGATAATTCATCTGTATTTGGACGCCTAACAATAAACCCATTCATATTAGCACCATTAGGTGCATTATATTGTAACCAATCTAAAGCTAATAAATTTGTAATATTCATTCTAATATCAGGTGACTGATTTACAAATGATTGAGACGCTTGAGCTATTCCAAGAGTTCCCATACTTCCAGTCTCCCATGTGCCGCCTCCTTGAGTTTCTGTCGATCCTGCTGAAGTATCTTTACTATGTGCAGATCCTGTGTTCCATGGTATGCCAGTGCCATATGCTGCATCACCTGATCGATAATACCATGATGACCCAATTTTTGTTTCTGGAGTGTTATTAAACTGTCCATTTCCGTTATCCCATGATTCAGAAACTGAATTTGCATATAATGTATATGAATGTAATAAATCTGTTGCATCTGAAGCATATAGTTCTAAGTATAAAGATCCACTCCCTACTACAACACCTTCTCCGTTAATAGCCGGACTAGGAACATTTAACGCTAAAATATCTTTTATCAATCCTTCATATTGAGTTCCAAAATCTACAATAAATCTAGATACATATGAATTTGATTGACGCACTCCATTTAATTTAGATCCAGAAGGTATTTTTGATAACTCTAATATCTGATCTACACCCGTATTTCGTTCAGGATATCTTTCATATAATGTTGTATCTCTTTCTGGAAAATATATTCTTTTCATTGTCTATCCCTTAATTTTTTATAATACGACCTTTAATATCTGTTTTTGGATATTTAACCTCAAATATCATTGGGTCAATTGACGGATATAAAATTCCATGCCTTACTGCAGTTTGCATATCATACACATTATTTGAATATCCTGAATCTGTTATATTAGTTAATGAAACGCTCGATACAGATTGCACACCTTTAATGCCATCTAATTCAGTATATAAACTATTAATATTAATACTACCATTTATCTGCATCCTATCATTCTTCATTAAAGTTTGAAGCCTATCTGTACATCTTAAAATTACTTCATCACTATTTTGATCTGGTAAAGGTATAATTTCAAATTCAATTCCTATATTAACAATATATGCTGTCTTAATAGATATAGCATCTGTTAACATTCTAAACTCGGATAAATATGTTCTAATATTTTCTTTAAGTGCTTGATTTGGACTAGTAAAATGTCCTTGATTATCATATGCTAACAAATATAAATTTAAAGCCAATGGATTTGATATAGAATCTAATGGATAATTTCTATCATTAGAATCTAATTGAGTATCACCTATTACATATGCCTTTGCAACACTCCCAAATCGAACCGGCATTGCATAACATCGTGCAATGTAATCTTCTCTAGTAATTACTCTGTTTTGTGCTGCAAATGCCGAAACAGCATTTTGTCGTATATTTTCAATATTTTCTTGAGAAGCTCCTCCCGTTGCCGGAGATGGATTACTTACGGCCACAGTTGCTTTTGTATCTTCTAAATCAACTGTCGAATCATCACTTAAATATTCTACATTACCTATAGAAGTGATTGTATTTGCAGCTACATTTTCATTAACTCCTCCACCAACTGTATAGGTTACAGTTAATACTTCATTATTAGGAGCCAACCCATATGTACTAGTTGCTAAAAAGTTAGATGGATCTATAGCTGATGTTGTAGTACGTCTCAGATATTCCAATCCTGACCCTACATTGGTTGGATTTGGAATTATTTCTTCATCTGCATCTGATGATATACCTGCACCAAACTGTAATTCTGTTTGATAATCTCCTCTAATCCTAGTAACAAATCTTCTAGGTGTTCTAGTTAATTTTAATATATAAGGAACGGTTGATCTATATTGTGCTAGGTCTGGATCATTAAATGGAATGTTAGCAATATCTTCCATAATGGTATCTTGTGCTAAATAATCAACTTCGCTCCAAGCATCCCCAGTATCACTTTCAACTGATAATATTTCTAAAACATCCTTTTCTGGTAATAATAATTTATCATATTGTTTAGGTGTTGTAAATGAAAAATCACGAGTCACAACTTCTCCGGAGACTGCCTTTACTTCTTTCTTTAAAAGATATCTAGTTACATTACCACTACCGTCTATTTCATATACAGATACATTTGCATTATCATTAAAATCTAAATTTTCTGTAGTTCTAAAAGAAATATCATCTTCTGATAATACTTGCATTCCTCTTTTTATACTTAAAGCATATCTGTAATCCGGTCTTGCTGCTGTACCAGATCCTATAGCTGGCACCAATTGAAATACATCTAAAGTAACTGTTGCTGGTGAATTTATTCTTGGCTTGAAACCAAATAAATGGGACAAGCGTAATACATTAGTAGTCTCTTGAGCTTGACTCAATAAAGATTCTCTAAATGATTGATCTGTATAATATGATATTACATCTCCAACATATGAAGCCATCTCAATAAACATCATACCTGGTGACGATTCGTTGAAATCTTG